GGAGAAACGGATAACCTGCCTCCAGTAGTGTCGCAACAGCGATGGCATAGAACACCATCGCCTCTACCGGAAAACAAGTCGCGGAGCCCATGGGTGCAAATTTCTTGTACCACAGCACCGTGCCGTCTGGCATAACTACGCCAGGCGTCCGACTCGCATCCAGATATCGCCACAATTTGGTGCGACCAAACAGCAGCTTTACCAAGGAATACGAATTCCGATCCGACGCACTTGACATGTCAAGCGTGTCATACTTTGACCAAGACATCGTTAAATCACGATTTATCGTCTGGTCAGTGAAATTGATCTGGCCTTTAGCGATGTTTTGCCTGTTTTCGATGTGGTTATATAACCAACGTTTAACGGCTTGTTGGCACCACATGTACTCAGCAGGCTCCAGACCAATCACCCGTGGACCGGAAGAGTCTTTTTCCACAAAGGCTAACCTGGACAGACCAAAGGCGGTCTGTGGTCGGTCTAATACACAATGTGGATTCTCTGAAGCGTCCCGAAGGGAGCGAAACCACGGGATCGGCCGAAATACCTTCTCCAAATCGACATAGGAGATGGATAGCCTTTCCTTCTTTCGTTCTCCATCACTCCAGGCTACAGAACCTGGACCATGCGAAGGCATAATGTGAGAAACTCCTGGGCAATCGCCAAGGATTCGCTCGACAACTGCCCTTGCAAGACCCAGTACCCGAGGATTAGTAGAAATGCTAACCTCAGGCAAACTAGCGTCGACGTCAATAACCGTCTCTGCTGCTTTCCGTAGAGACTCATCAGTAAATCCTTTCTCCACCTTTTTGCACCAGAAGCACAACTGCCTAATAAGGCGTATACTTGTGATGCAAGGTGACGTACGAAGATGACCATCATCCAAGAACACTCTACCTAGCAATGCCTGCAGAAACGCGGGTAACGCACTGCGTCTGGATTTTTTTCGAAACCCAGAAACATGGAGAGGTGAAGCGCCTTGGAGGGCTAAGTCGAAAGACTTGCCGAATGCGGGGAGAGTTTTTGTCAAAAATGACTCTCCTTCCATGGTCACACGATGCTCGAGCGTGAGTAAGTCTCGAGCAAACAGAGCCTCAGGAGTTCCAAGAGACTCGGGTACGTC